GGAGATAATAATCACAAGTTCAATGCCCCCGAATCAAGTTTATAACAATCTGTCCAACGAGGACAAAATTGACCAACTGTTAGACCGTGCGGAGCTGGTCTGGTTACGTGGTGAGAACAAACGTAAGAACGGCCACCTCGATGCCTCGAAGGCGCTTTTGGCCGAGTTTGAAGCATCTATGAAGTTCTCATAGGATGTTCAGAGCGAATCTTTACAGAAGTAGTCAGGTAATAATAGTTACTGACTACTTCTATCTCTTGCTGCTCGTTATGTGGGTTGCGCCAATGGTCTACAAATTTTACGCTTTGTCTCTCAATACATTGCCCCCTGCAGGCAGCTATAATTGAAAACAACAGCAAGGACGCACTAAAGTGCGTCGGACCCCTACCCCTACTGTAATTTGAAATTACATCTGCTTGTAAAGCAGGGGGCAACGCATCGTGAAACGACAGCTGCGCGTTGTGTCGTGTCCGGCGCGTTTGACGGGGGACGCTTCAGAACAACAGGGATGGTTAAGGTCCTGAGTTAGCTGTGTTCTGGGCCAGGGTTTGGTGCTTCTGGCTCTGTGTATAGATACCGTTGTTGGTATCGTTGGTGAGCGTTGGGTCGATGTTCAACGACTGTTGTTTGTTATAATCGGCGGACGCAGAAGCACCGCTCATTATACTTGGAATGGCTTCAATTTCTTTCACGCCAAACTGATTCTTGATTTTGCCACATACGTAAAACGATGCACGTGCCTCGTTTCCTTGTGACGTTTCGAATGGTGTATCGCCAACCTGTATAGATTGGTTGCCCGTTACGGATGGTATATCAAAACTGGACTCACTTAACCCCACGGTTTCCAGTTGGGACAAATTCGTACCAGTGCTGTTACTTTGCAAATTTTGAATATAGGTGAACTGCTGGGGTTGGTTGACCTTGCGATATTTAATAAGTACATACGTGCTACCGCTAACGTATCCATCGGCAACCTCTGTTGACCGACGGCGGAGTCCGAGGCCCAAAGTGTTCAATGAGCTTTGTGCCATATCGTCCGACGTTGTGGACTGATTGAACGCATTGGTGACCATTGCGTTCATCCTGATATTTTTCCGAATATCATACTTAGGTGGTTTTTTACCCTTCTTCAACCCTGGGAGTGTGAACTCGTGGCAATACTCGATTTTATACGACGACCACTCAAGACCGCGGTTCGAGAGATTGTTAAAGAGCTGTTGTTTGTCCTCTGTGGTCCAAGTATGGGGCAGAGTTGGTTGTATATGACGTACAACCGTGACCGAAATTTTCACAGGAAATGCTCGCGATGCAAGAAATGTGAGGTCGAGGTCTATACCCTTAAGGAGATGATTGTAATACGCATTAACGTTCCCGAGCTCGGCTGCGGACTGCGTTAGGTTTGCGGTGATAACATCCGTTTCATACTTGATTACAGTGCCTCCAGAGGCTTCTACGCTACCGGGTAAATGATGGCGTGCGAGGTCCGTCTTATTCTGAATCACGTCCAGAGGCTCTGATGTAGCGTGTTCGAGGTCGGTTCCATCTGCTCGAATGTTCCGGTAGAATGTGGTGTGAATGCCACTATATGCGCTCATATAGGGGGTGAACACCATTGTTTGAACTCTTTCCGAGTCAAGGCATTCGGGTGCCTTAATAGGGTACCTAAACGTACCCAGGACATTGTTAGAGTTCGGGATACGTTTTGATTTGGATAGCAATACGGTTTGCCATACGGTGTGTTTGAATTCCCGAAGGCGCTTACGCTTCCACGCTGGAATCTTAGACGATGGGTGCGTGTAGATGGTGCCGGTGGCGGTGTGCATACCCCGGCCACCCTTACCTTTATTAACTGGGCCACTGGCTTGGCCTGACTTGAGTTTTTCGTGTCGGGCAAGAGCCTCCTTTTGTGCCTTTACACTGGAGTTAGGGTTATTAACACGACCACGTACATAATTTGCCGTGGTGCTGTGAGGGTTGGTTAACTCGTGGTGAACTGCCGATGCAAGATTGACAGCGAGGTTTTGAATTCCCCGTGGGTCAATCATCTGGTCATTCCATCCCTTAACGACGCCCTTACGCTTGGGCCTGCGGCGGGGTTGGAGCTGTGCAACGCGTCCTTGTTTACGACCATAGGCGGACTTAACTTTACGTTTGTATTGTTTCTGGGCTCTTCGAGGCATTGACTAAAGAATGTGAAGCAAACGGGTACGCAAAGGGGAAGCGGCGTGGTGGGTGGCGGTGGTAGGTGGCGGTGGACAAGGTGGTGTACCACCTTGGGTGAGATATTATCTGGGCTTTGCATCCAGCTTCTGGCGCCGCTATAATCCATTGTGGCTGCTCATCCGCGTGACCAGATGAGCTATTACCAGGGGTTGATTCCCCGCCGGATTTCGGCTCGTGTGTAAGCTCGGGAGAATCTGAATCTGTTTTTAAACGCAGTTTGTTTGGGGTCGGGTGAAATCGTTTTCTCGTGCGTTTGTTCCAAATATACAATTGTCTCGAACGTAAACGCACATTCCGTTTCCCTCTCCTTCTACTATTATGTTCGACTTCAATTTCACTATCAATAATTATGACAATTATACATTGAAGCTTTTAAGGCGCTATTTTGACAAAAATGCTAACTGTTGTTTTATGGTTGTTGGTAAGGAGGTGGCGCCATCTACGGGTACACCTCATATACAAGGCTATGTGCAGTTCAAGCGGAGCTTTAAGAACTCTTATAACGTGTTCAATGACAAGGTATTCGCAAAATCTACATCAACGTGTCGTGCTCATTGTACCAACATTCCCAAGGGGTCCCCTGCAACTGCCGAACAGTGTGCGGGATACTGCCAAAAGGGCACCGAGGATTCCCGAAGAGGTATGACACCCGGAAACGAACTGTTTCACGAGACACCGTCTAAATCGTGGAAGGGGTGGCTTGTTGGCGAACTTCAACCGCGGACATCCCAGGGTCAACGCAACGACCTGGCCGAGCTAAAGGATGCCATTATGGCGGGTGAAATGACTGTGGATGACATTGCATTATCTAATCCATCCGCTTTCCATATGTATGGGAGAACTCTACAGCACATCCAAAACATAGCATATAGGAAGGTACAGCGGACCGAAAAAACCACCTTAAAGTGGATTTTCGGCAAGACTGGCGTGGGCAAGACCCACTATTGGAAGAAAGACTATAACCCGGAAACGGATTACATCTATCAGTCCAATGATAATGGGTTTTGGTGCGGATACACCGGACAAAAACGAGTCATTATCAACGAATTCCGGGGGGGAATTCCCTTTAAAGATTTGCTTGACCTGGCGGACGATTGCCCATATTTTGTTAAAGGCAATAAGGGGGGCCATCCCATACCCTTTACGAGTAAGGAGATAATAATCACAAGTTCAATGCCCCCGAATCAAGTTTATAACAATCTGTCCAACGAGGACAAAATTGACCAACTGTTAGACCGTGCGGAGCTGGTCTGGTTACGTGGTGAGAACAAACG